GTGTAATGAGTGGTTCGAGTATGAGTGGAATGGAGTCAGAAAATACTTCCCAGATTTTTATCTACCAGAGCACGATACTTACGTTGAAGTCAAAGGATATAAAACTGAACGAGATGAAGCTAAATGGTCTCAGTTTAAGAAAAACCTTCTCATAGTTGATAAAAAAGATATACCTCGTCTGTTAAACGATACGTATACGATGGGACTGTAGCATAATGGTAGTGCCGAGAACTCATAATTCTTAAGGTCTGGGTTCAACCCCCAGTGGTCCCACCATGCTCTCGTGGCGCAATTGGTAGACGCACAGCGTTGAGGTCGCTGACAGTGTGAGTTCGAATCTCACCGAGAGCACCAGTTTTATGTACGTGTGACCCGAAAGGCTAGGGAGCGGATTGCAAATCCGTATCATGCAGGTTCGAATCCTGTCACGTACTCCAAAATAACCCTACAAAGTTGATGGTTACCTGTTGACTTTTAATGTTGTTTGATGTATAATAATGTCTTAGGTTGATGAGGTTCTTCGAAGTTGTTGATGAAGATACTTGTTGACTTCTAAAGCTGACTGAGGTATAATAATGTCTTAGTTAGTCGTTCTTTGAAAATTTGGATTCTGTGTTTATGCACCGTTCGTCTATCGGCTAGGACACCAGCCTTTCACGTTGGTAAGATGGGTTCGATTCCCATACGGTGTACCAAACTTTATACACATGACAATTCGTTGTAGATGTTGAGAAAGCGTAGCCTCGAAAACTACGTGAATGGGTATCTCCGCGATGAGGCTAAACTAGTAACCCTGTTACCAACTAGCACTACGTACCACTAACCGAGCAGCTGCTTTATATAATCGGTAAAATGGTCGCGAATGAGGGTGGCGTGACAAATGAGTTGTCAGTTGTATAAAGTTTATGGAGGTGCCGCCGTAATGGTATGGCAAGGGACTGTAAATCCCCCGCTCTTCGGAGCTAGTAGGTTCGATCCCTACCACCTCCACCAATCACTACGCCTCGCAGCGTGTGTCAATCTCAACATAGGGTTGGGCGTGTAATGTTCGGGTCTACACACTGTAGGTCTTTTCGGTCACCACGTGAGAGTGACGGCTAAAGTTCGTAATGCCACAAATTCTGGTCTCAAAGTGTTCATGGACGCACGCATGCCTGTCACGCATGAAGAAGGGGATCGTTACCCCTTGGGACCGCCAGTATTTCGCATCCTTAGCTCAGCGGTAGAGCAACGCCCTTACAAGGCGAAGGTCGTAGGTTCAATCCCTACAGGATGCACCAGTTGTTGCGGGAAGTTCAAGTTGAACCGAATGGTCTCATAAGCCATATCGAGGGTGGAGCGTTACCATCTCCCGCTACCAGTTTTAGGATTCTTTCAGCAACTTAAAAATTTCACTGTTAATGAAAAGAAAGCGAATCCTGTTGAATTGCTCTTGAAGCATTGCTGGCGATGCACGGGTCTTGTAAGCCTGAGAATACAGTTCGATTCTGTACGAGAGCACCATGGTGATGTGGCGTAGATGGATGCGCACCGCCCTCATAAGGCGAGGAGGTTGGATCGATACCAACCATCACCACCAAAGATTATTCGGAGTATAGCGCAGTCTGGTAGCGCATCTGCTTTGGGAGCAGAGGGTCGTAGGTTCGAATCCTACTACTCCGACCAAGATAAGTAGTAAGAGTTATGCGCGAGTGGTGGAATGGTAGACACGCTGGTCTTAGAAGCCAGTGCCGAAAGGCGTGAGAGTTCGAGTCTCTCCTTGCGCACCAAAATTTATTCCGAGGTAGCACAGCGGTAGTGCAGTTGGCTGTTAACCAATTGGTCATAGGTTCGATCCCTATCCTCGGAGCCAGTTAATGGGCTGTTGGTATAGTTGGGAACACACCTGCCTTGCACGCAGGAGTCGGGAGTTCGACCCTCCCACGGTCCACCAATTTGAAAGGTATTATGAACGTTAAACCATTGCATAAGAAAGTTCTCGTTGCGGAGAACAAAAGTGAAGTTACCACTGAATCAGGTATCATTCTTGAAGGTGCTAACTCCGTGCGTGAATCCAAACGTGCCACTGTTTTAGCAATTGGACCAGAAGTTACTCTGGTCAAAGAAGGTGATGTTGTTCTGCTTGAGTGGAACAAAGCATCAGTTGTTAAGATTGGTGACGCACAACGTGCAATGATTGATGAGGATAATATCGTCGCAGTTTTTGACTAAGTAGTTATATGCCCTTTTAGCTCAGTTGGTAGAGCAGCGCATTAGTAATGCGAAGGTCGCGTGTTCGAATCATGCAAGGGGCACCAGTTATTAGGTTAGGTTCAGCAATCAAAAGCATACAACTTGTAATTGTAAAACGCTAAAAACTAACCTGTTGTTTTTAGGAGAGTGAGATGTCTAGAACTTATCGCGTCAAGAGAAAGACGAACGAGAAAGTTAGAGATGGCACTGACCAGTATGCATCACGCAGCTGTCGTCATCATGGCTCTTGTTCTTATTGTCTGGGTAACAGACAGTTTAACCTCAGAAAACTAACACAAGAAAAATTATATGAAGGAGACACTCATGGGTTCCAAGAGTGATGGTGGTAAAGGTTCATCTCCTAGACCATTCAGTATCAGTCAAGATGAATACGAAAAGCGTTGGGATGCTATTTTCCAGCGCGATCTAAAAGAAGACAACACAGGTACTAGCAAGAACGAATTTCAAGACGTTCTCAGTACTGAAGATTGTCTTGATAAGAAATAATATACATCAGTAGCTCAATTAGGCAGAGCAGAGGTCTCCAAAACCTAAGGTTGGCGGTTCGATTCCGTCCTGGTGTGCCAATTTAAGGATATATCATGGTACAACGTATGCGTACTGTTGTTGTGACAAACAAAGCACAGTGTAAGTTGTGCGGTGATGTGATTGAATCGAAACATAGTCATGACTTCAAGTCATGTAAATGTGGAGAGATTTCGGTTGATGGTGGTAAGAACTACATCAAGCGAAGTGCAAAGAATCTCGGTAACATTATCGAGTTAAGTGAGACATACGACGAAGTGTACGAGTCTCAATTCTAATGCGGGTGTAGCTCAGTTGGTAGAGCACTTCCTTGCCAAGGAAGATGTCAGGGGTTCGAATCCCCTTACCCGCTCCATTCTTTTATGAGGTGTAAAAAGGTGTAACCATGAAGAGAATCAATATTGATGAAGTTAAATCATTCATCGAAGCACAGAGTCCCGAAACAAAGATCTATCTTGGTGCTGACTCTGAACGTTTCAATATTGGTAAAGATTGGTACGCTGATTACACACTAGCCATTGTCGTTCACATCGACGGCAAACATGGTTGTAAGATCTTTGGTGAAGTGCAACGCGAACGCGACTACGATCAAAAGAAGTCTCGTCCACGTATGCGTTTGATGAATGAAACCATGAAAATCGCAGAACTTTATCTAAAATTGCACGATGTTTTAGAAGATCGTGAAGTTCAGATTCACTTGGATATTAACCCTAATGAACTTCACGGTTCAAGCTGTGTTATCCAAGAAGCTACTGGATATATCCGTGGTATGTGTAATGTTGTACCAATGGTTAAACCAAATGCATGGGCAGCTTCATACTGCGCAGACCGCATGAAACATATTCTTAGCTATCAGAAAGCAGCCTAACTGAAATCAGCAATGTTATAAATAAACTATAACATTGCTGATAGGCTAAGATGAACTACCAAAAAATTTACAACCAGATTATAGATCGTGCTAAGTCTACTATTCAAGAAGGGTATGTAGAACGACACCATATAGTTCCAAGATCTCTTGGTGGCTCTGACGATATTTCTAATCTAGTTTCTCTTACTGCAAGAGAGCATTACTTGTGTCATTGGCTTTTGGCTAAACACACTAATGACAAAAAGATGTGGTTGGCGTTTTCAATGATGTGTGTGCAATCAGACAAACATCAAAGAATTACAAATAGTAGAATGTTCGAGAGAGCAAAAATAGCAAGAGCATATGCTATGAGTGGTGAGAACAATCCAATGTTTGGTAAAAAGTCTGCATGTATAAAACATACAGAAGAAACCAAAGAAAAGATTCGTGCTTCTAAAATTGGTAAGAAAAGAGATCCATTTAGTCGAAGTCCTGCGACGCAAGAGACTAAAGACAGAATCTCAGAAGCAAACAAAGGTAAAGTCCCTCACAACAAGGGTAAGATTTCACCTAAGTTTGAGTGTGTTCATTGCAAGAAACTTGTTGATGCTATGAATCTTGCAAAATGGCACAATGATAAGTGTAAGCAAAAGGCTGCTTGACTTGCAAATAGTTTTGTAGTATAATAGTGTTTTCTTGGGATGATTACAGCAACTCTTTAATAAACGTACTAGAGAGTGCCACTATCGGAGGAAACATCGTAAGATGTCAATTACGTGGCTGGGGAATGAACCTGAAACAAAATAATGACTCTGGAAAGACAGAAAGATAGTGGTAGCCCACTTGATTTTCGCTGGGTATTGAAAGAGCGTGGTTCCAAGCAAACCAAATAACGTCCCGTCATCCCGTTGTTTTCTGTTGACTTTTATTCGTACTTGTTGTATAATAAAGGTCTTGTGATTGATTAGGATAGGTTCAGCAAACATCTACTAGCGGATTAATACCCGCATCATAGATGGTGCGATCTGATACCCCGAAAGGGATTCTGCGCACGACCTGCGTTTCGAGTTTGGCAGGTAAATCCCAAAGTAGAAACTATCCTGTTGATTGATTTAGGCTAAATGTGCCTGTTATTTGTA